TTAAAAAATACAAAAAAAATATTCTCCAAGTAATTTACATTATAGAAGAAGACAATGATATAAATTTTGTTAAACTATTAAAGAATAATTCAATTAATTATACTCTACTTTCATTTTTAGAGGAATCAATTTTAAATAAATATAAAATAGATTACATGGATTATAATCTCATAATTGATAAAAAACACAAAACAAAAGAAGACGCGAAAATAATAGACGCAAATAATCTTTTTTATAAATCCTCGAGAACATTAGTCTCCTCAAAAGGTCAATTTATATCTAGATACGATTGGCTATATAATTCTGGTAATAAAGTAGTAGATGATCCAGAATTTTGGAAAGAAATTGATAATTTTTATATTTTTAAGTTGACTTAAACTTTAATATGGGGTATCATTCTTAAATGAGCCCTAAAATTAAAACAGAAGAAAATACAATTTCAGTAGCTAGTTCTGAACTTATTAATATGCAAATACACCCACAAGAAGAAAGCAAAGATGCAACTATCCAAGTAGTTCCGCCAAGACTAATAACAAGAAACAAATATGGCTTAATTGAAGACGCAAATATAAATTACATTTATAATGATGATGGAACAATTAATTGGCGCAAAATGGTAAAAACAGAATACCTAGTCAATAATAGGCAAAAAACCCAAGAAACAGATGTATCCAAACTAGAAGACAAAGATCTTCTAATACTATTAGGTGGAATAAAGGAGCTTGCCCAAATTCGAGGATATTCTAAAGTAGAGTATAATGTTGTATCTGCAAACGATACATATTTCGCTACGAGCTGTAGGATCACTTGGCTACCCAATTACGAAACAGACGGCAGAGAAATCGTCTTTGAATCATTAGCTGATGCTACAGTAAATAATACCAAGAGTTTCGCTAAATTCTTCTTGGCCGCAATTGCAGAGAATAGAGCCTTCGTAAGATGTGTTCGTAATTTCTTAAAAATCAATATTGTATCTCAAGAAGAGTTAGGAGAAGCAAAGTTATTTGATTTTGCTCAACCATCTAATGAAAATCCTACTTCTCCTCAATCTGTTTTAGAAAAGACCATGAAAGAAAAAGGGGTGAATTTTGAGTCACTTAAAAAAAGATTAATTAAAGATAATTTCGATAATGCAGAAAATTTAAATTCTATCTCAGACATACCCAAAGTTAAATTATTTGAACTAATAGATAGAATTAAGAAAATTAAAGATTAATAGTCTTTATATTTAACTAATTGATTTCTAACAAAGTACAGGTTAATAAAAAATCCACAAAAAGCACTTAACAAGTTGCTAAAATAAGGATAAGTTAATAAATCAAAAGGATTAACAAAAAAACTAATAGCTAACGATATCCAAAAGCTAGAACATTCATGACAAAGCAAAGGCTTATGAATATAAGGTATTTTAGCTATAAAATTTCTAAAAGGTCTAGCGACCTCAGTATCACTCCAAGCATAAGTTACTCCTAAACAAAGGAATAAATATGTTACTAATTGATAAAACATTTAAATAAAATAAACAACTAGTTTGTCTGGCTTATCTACGATTGAAAAAGATTTAAAAGATATCCTCTCTTCACTTAACTTTTTAGCAAGATTTTTCCAATCTTCTTCTGTCTTGCCAATTTCAAATACTCTTCCTCCACTATTTTTAAACATATTTTGTTGCATCATTTGAAAGTGGTTTTCCGTCGGGTTAGTTGGTATTTGAGGAGTCTTAATTTCTTCTGCTTTTTCTTCTGTTAATTTTTTAATTTCTTCATTATTTATTAAACTATTAAAGTAATCTTCCTCAGTAGTAACTTTACCTTGAAGATAAGCTTTTACTCTATTTTTGCAAGAGCAATTTGGATTATCTCTAGAGCTAGTAAGATCAGCTAAAATCTCTGGAAACTTATCTTTTATAGAAGTAAAAAAGGTGTTATTTTTAAGAAAAGTATTAAAAAATATTGGGGAATTGAGTAGTTCTTGAAATGTCATATTTATTATATTATAGTATATATATTATTGAAAATCTAAAAATTATGGTTGAATATAGGATATTCGGTTGTTAACAAACTTAGCTTCACTATCGCTAGTTAGCGACGAATTAAAATTATCATTTACATATACAAAATTAAATGTTGCTAAATTTAAATCAGACTGATATTTTTTTATTGATATATATTGACTAACAGGAGTAATATAACCCGAGTTTGGCAAATTCAAAGCGTTTGAAAAATACAGATTATCGCTTGCACTAACATCGAATGCAACATCTTGTTTTATTGGATATTGGATATATACATTATCTGGTAAATAATTTCCAATAGTATAATTAGGTATACGAGTTACATCAATATTAATTCCAAAAGATTGGATTCGGTTAATGTTAAAAAGATTAATATTTGTATCTATAAAACATGGATCTCCAACATTAAATGTATTTAAATTTACTGGCTTTGGGCTAAAAGATATTTGAGAAGCTGGCCAATTAAAAATAACTCCTTTTATATCAACAGTTGGATACTCTCCTAATCTATAACTTAAAGAATAATTGGTCAAATATCCATCTGTAAAAGTCACATATTTACCTCCATATTCAACTTTGCCAGAGAACGAATTAAGCCCTGTATATTGTAAAAATCTATCACTATCACTTAATGTATAAGATAAGTCAAATTGAGTAACTGGTAAGCCATTTTTTGTATAATTAATTGAATCATTTATAGATATTTGAGGAGCTATTTTAAGATCAACCCCAACATTAAAACTTTTTATTCCAGATACCAAGTAATCATTTAGATAAAAGTTCTGATTTTCTATAGTATATACATTAAACATTAACTATAATTACACATCTTTTAAGTGTAAAATATGAGAGGTAAAAGGTATATGGCAAGTATTTACGATACAGTTCCAACTTGGGACGGAGCAACTACTTATAATAAGTACAATATAGTACTTGGTAGTGATAGCAAATATTATTATTCGATAATAGATTCAAATTTAAATCAAAACCCAATTACCACAGCCAATCTTCAAGTTGATTGGGATGGATACATTCTTTTGAATGGAGTTTTATATCCTAATTTTTGGTGGAAAGGATCTTATGCATCAAGTATATCTAATAAACCAAGAGCACTAATAAATACATTTGGAAATGGATATCAACAAAGAATTTCTGATGGATTAAATAATAATTTAATTGAAATATCATTAGAATTTGAAAATAGGTCAGAGCAAGAAACCGTGTCTATCTTGCATTTTCTAAAAGAAAGAAATGCTAAAGAAAGTTTTATATATAATCTTCCAACAATTTATCAAAAATCTAATTCAAACTTAAATACCATGTTCATTTGTTTCGATTGGAACGTAAAATTTATTTCATATAATAATTATTCTATAGCTGCGTCTTTTAACGAGGTACCAAAATAAAATGCCGCCATCACTTCCTCAAGTCTACAATTTTATTATAAGTGGAAATCAGTCTTTAAATACTGAGCTGAGCTCTTTGACTCCGTCTACGCCAATACATTTATATGAAATAGATCTTAATGAAATCTTTCCAAAATTTAGACAAAGCTTAACACAAGATCAATTTACGAATGGAAGTCAACCAACTTATAATGGTATTTTAAGAATATATAATGATTATAATTTACATAAAGTATCTAGTTCTGGACCATTTGAATATGGGGCAATAAAATGGCAAGAAAATTTTTATTATCCCTTCCCAATTTCATCTGAGGGTTTTGATTATAGCTCAGTCGGGACTTTACCAACTCCAAAATTTAGAATATCTACTCTCTCTCCAGATTATTCAGACAATTCTTTTTATAGATATATAAGAATGCAAATTGAATCTCTTGGAGATATAATTGGTGCAAAATTTACAAGAATAAAAACGTTTTTAAAATATTTAGAAGGAGCAAATTTTGCTCAGGGATATAACCCATATAATCCAAATACTGGACTATATGAAATGGAACTACCTAGAGATATTTATTATATAGATAGAAAGACCGCAGAAAATAAAAATGTTATAGAGTATGACCTTGCTTCAATTCTTGATTTAGAAAATATAACTTTACCAGCAAGATCAATTTATGGTTCATATTGTCCATTTCAATATAGAGGAGAAGGATGCTGTTATGAATATAATTCAAGATTAACATATCTACATAGTGGGGTATATGCGGGGATACAAAATTCTCCTATCTCAGTAAAAGGATTACAAACAGCTCCACCAGTAGCAACAGAAAACAATCAGTTATTTATTAATAGTATTTTTACTACAGGAGATTCAGCCCAAAGGAATGCGATCTTTAGATTAACGGGAACTTTGGGTAATAGTGGACTATGGGTTAGTAATGCTCAATATCAATCTGGCGATTTTATATTTTTAGAAACCAAAGGATTAAAATATTATTTTGTTTGCGTAAATAATCATAGCGCTGATATATTTAATGCTCCACCAAATACAAATTATTGGTCCTCGGATTCTTGCTCAAAAAACATAGACGCTTGTAGGTTAAGATGGTTAAAAAATCCAGCATTTAGACCAGTAATTTGGCCAGTGGATAGAAATGGAGAAAATTTTACTCAAAGTTCAAATAGATTTAGAAATATGTTTAATACTGCAGAAAGAAATTCTTTAATATTCTCTGGTGTTAATGGAGTCCCAGTACTTTTTCCAAGAAGACCAGGGGCAGAAAATCCTATTTCAGAAAAAGCTCATGGAATACCTAAAGACGCAAATGGAAATTATTTAAATGGATTTTTACCATTTGGAGGATTTCCAGGAACAAATCAACCACTATATTAATATATGATTGACAATAGAATTAAAAACTTTATAAGAAGGCATACTAAAGAAATTTATTCAGAGGAAACTTGTGGGCTTGTTGCAGAAAAAAATAATAAATTTTTATGTATAAAATGTAAAAACATTTCGAAAACACCAAATATAACTTTTGAAATTTCTCCTTATGATTATTTAAATGTTAAAAATAATACAGATAAAATTCATTATATTTATCATTCTCATCCAAATTTAAATAATGGCAAATGTTCATTCTCTGAGAAAGATAAAAATTGTTCCGAAGCTTTAAATTTACCAATGATTTTATTTT